TATAGCCAATGGACATGTTGTAACGGTCCTTTTCTTTATCAAAGGCAAGGAGCGGTAACGTAATGATTCGCTCGCGCTTAACCGCTGGAAGGGCTTTTAATTGATAGCCATTGAAAGAATCTTCCTGTCCAACCAGTTGGCCTACGCCAGCATAGAGCGTAAACTTTAACGCGATAGACTCTTTAGGGCTAAGATCGTACTGGTCCAAGCCAGTAATATCTTGCGAGAAGTCAAAGTTTTGATCAACAGTGATAATGTCGGCAACTGCGCCGTTGGCATCTACCGAAGATAATTTGAGTGAGCCTAACATCGGTAACGTCTGGCGTAACTTAACCAATTCAAAGTGCTTATCTTCTAAGGTAAAGTAGCGAATTTGACCAGTCTGTAGGTAGCCGCTAGCGCATAGCGTCGTGGCTTGCCTATAAACGCCAGTAGACTTTACGCCGATAACAAGTTGATTGGTTTGGCCCATGACGCAAACTGCCATTGCTTCGGTTGTTACAGGCACCCGTAGGTGTGTAGCCCAACCCATCTGCAATGCGCCAAAGTCACGGCTTAAATCAATCTTGATAAGGCCAGATGAGAATGTTCCGTCGCCGTTATCAATGTAGTTAGATACCGTAATGTAGGCGAACCTATCGTTGAAAGTGATTGACCTGGCTGGCAGGCCAGATAGGATAGTTGCGCTGGCTGGATCGTAGCCATTGGTAACGACAATAAGTGGGCCGTAGGTAATGTAGCCATTGGATACGAAACCAGAGGTATCAATGGTTCCGATACGAATACCCTTGTTCGTACCGATAACAATGTACTTACCAAGGTATGCGCCTAAGCAGTAAATCTGCTCTCCCGTCGGCATAATTGCTGCCTCTAATGCGCGAGTGAGAAGTGGTACCTGACCAGTAGTTGTATCTAGCGCAAGGCGAAAAATGGATGAATATGTGCCAGCGTATCCCGCAACATAGATGTTATTTGGCCCTTCGGCAATAGCCGTCCAGATGTAATTAGGATTTGGGTGGGCGTAGATAGGAAGATTGTTGTTGCTAGCAAGGGTGACGGTACCCGTAGCCGATGCTTGGCTAATAGCAGCATTGTTGATAAAGACCGTAACTGCGGTGCTACTAGGCACATCGGTAACGGTCCATGTGCCGTTATATGGCGCACCCACCGTTGCTACCGTAATGAGCGAACCGTTGACAAAGTTATGCGCCGATGTAAGATAGATCGTAGCGTTGAAAGAACCATCAAGTTTTGTATAGGCTACGTTGTAGGAAACGATAGGCTGTACTTCAAAGAGGTAGTTATTGATACCAGCAATAAGTCGTTGTTTGGCCCAACCAAGAACGATGTTGGTAACCGCACCCACCATTGATGGGTGGGTAAATATAAGCGTACCGCTAGAGCCGCCCGTGAGCGGTCCTTTGTAGATACCAGTGGCATTTGCGGCATAATAGTTTGTGCCGTCTGAGGCTAAGGCTAAGATCGTACCTGAGCCACCCCATGTCAAGGTTGTAGTTACACCAGCAGCAGTAGTACGGTTTAAGGTACTTCCATGCGCGGTAAGGTAAACGTCTACACCATTGGCATCTGTACCACCTACCATGATTGGTGACTGCCCTGCGCTAATGGTTATATCTGGGTTAATGGCTACATTTGGCAATAGGGTTACCTTGCCGATGTTAAATACATCTACGCCAGCAGATTTATTGAATCTGCTACCGACAGTCTCGCCTTCGATTGGCTCTTCGTAACGGATACCAGCGCCGTAATGGAACGAGGATTGACTGCGAAGCCACCAACCCGTGAGCGTCTGCTCACCTGGTTCCTTCTGTTGGTCAATCTGTTGCTTGCGGTACTGTGCCGTCTCACGGTTGTAAGGATTTTCTTTGTTGTCGGCGACAAAGAACGGTAGGCCAGCGATGGCCACATCGTAATTTATTGACTTGTTGTAGTAAATATCGCCTGAGTTGGCTGGTAGGCCAACGGGGACAACGGGGCGCTCACTTATATGTTGGTAACCTTCGGTCACGCTGTCTCCTTAAATAGTTGATTAGGCTTTTGCGGCGTTGAGAAGTGTGTTAATATCAATTTGAGTTAGACCAAGCGCCAACAATTTCTGGTTTGTAGCGGCAAGTTGTGCCGCTGCCGCTGCATCTGCAGCCGCTTTGGCATCTGCCTCAGCCTGTGCCGCTTGAGCCGCAACCTCTTGAGCCGCAATCTCCTCAGCCGTCTGCGGGCGAGTTGTCACTTCTCCTGTTGTGCAATCCACGATTAAAACATCAGCCATTTGTTATCTCCCTTATGAGTTTTTGATGCCGTATAAATAAAAATTGCTGTATTGAACAAAGTTGCCAGAGTTAGGCGTTAAGACGATTGAGGTGATTCCACTTGCGCCACGATAAAGATGAGCGTTCGCTTGAATCTCAGCATGGCTCGCTGTCGCGTCATTAGTTTCAATTACATCAATTCCAAAGAACGGCTTGTTTCCCGTTGAGTTGTAGTTCGGTATGTAGATTTCCCACGCTCCGAAAGTTGAAGCCGTAGCACTTGCGCCATCCATGTTCGCTATCAAGTCCGAGGTGGCACTTGAGGCTCTAGTAGATGAAGCCGCTGACGAATTGCCGAGCAGATTTGTATAAGAGTAATTCGTAGATGAATCGCCATTGAAAGCAATTTTTATCGCTACTGGATACGCCGCCGTATCCCCCCTCGCACTCACAACCAACTTCAAGTCGTTGTATGAGGTAGGTATCGAGGAAAAGGTTACGCTGGCAGTTGTACCGCCGAGGGTTTGAGATGAGATGAGGGTGTGAGTTGCGGATGCCATTTAGTCCTCAGATTCCGAAAAGGGTGGCGATGGTGCCAGTTGCGAAGTTACTGCCAACGATCCAAGAAAGTTTAATTGAAGTAATGGCGGCGGTACTTCTCCAAAGCCCCACGGTCAGTTCAGCGGCACCACCCGCCGTTCCATTTTGATCGGTTGATGCAGTAATTAAACAAGTCTTATTTGTTGAACCTGCATAAGAAAGAATGTCAATAGATTTCATTGCTGGAATTGTTGTGCTTGATGCGCCATTCCATGAAGTCTGTATAGATACCGCAGAGGTGGTGTTAGTAACTTGCACTCCCGTTCCATAGCCACTCAAGACGATAAGTGAATAATTTGATGCGGTATCTGCGTTGTATTGAATTGCCCCGTAGTCGCCTACCGTGCTACAAGTCCCCGTCAGCACCAACCTCAAATCCGTATAGGTGCCAGGGATTGATGAGAAGGTGATAGAGGCGGCGGCAGAGCCAAGGGTTTGCGTGGCGATTGGAACCATCGTTGCAGTTGCCATGTTATGAAACTCCGTAAAGTGAGATAGTGCCCGTAAAAGTTCCTGAGCCGACAAAGAAAGTTAATGAAGTTATTGCGGCAGTAGAAAGCCATGCTCCAGAGGCAAGTTCAATGTTTCCAGCACCTGCGCCACCAGCGGTATTGTTATTTGAACCAGAAATTGCTTTTATTGTTTTGTTTTTGTTCGTATTTGCGTAATCAACAATGTCGGCAATTCCCACATTGGGGTAGGTCGTAACAGTATGCTCGGTAGAAATAAGAAGCGCAGTTTGTGATGCTGCACCACCCGCACCCGTTGTTGAGCCTATACCGTACAAATTATGATAAGGATAATTTCCGGCAGTATCGCCGTTAAATTGAATCTGCCAGTAAGAAGAAACGCTAGTAGTCAAGTTAAACCGCACCTGTAAGGATTTGTAGGTGGAAGGGATACCAGAGAAGGTGACGGTGGAAACGGCAGAGGGAGAGAGTTGCTGGATTTGGTAGAAAGAGCCTGTTGTGAGATGGCCCGAGATGGATGAGGCGATAATTCCTGCTATTGGCATTAGACTATGTCACCTACAATCGTAAATGTGTTTGAAGCGAGGCAGATGATGGTTGCGGCAGAATATTGTGTACGCAACTTGGTGCCTGCGCCAGTGAAGGTGGATGTGCCATCGTTAGCAAAGGTGACTTGTCCTGCGCCAGTTTGTTGTACACTGATCTGTTGCCCAACGGTAAATACAGCAGATGGGATTGTGACAGTAATACCACCTGCATTAGAGCAGGTAACAAAGTTTGCGGCATCGCCAGCAACCAAAGTATAGGTAGTGCCAGTTTGAGCATTGACGCCAAGGGCAATCTTTGGAGCAGTTCCAAATACCAGTGAGCCTGTACCAGTCTCATCTGTCACTGTAGCCGCTAGATTAGCCGATGTTGGTGTGCCAAGAAATGTAGCAAGTGGACCAGTGACGCCATGAGCGCCAGCAGATAAGGCTAGGCTATAGTGCGTCTGAGTGTCGGTAAGATCCTGTGCCACGATTACGTGGCGCACTGCTGCGCCTGCGTTATGTGCTTGCGCCGTAGTACCATTAAAGGCACGTGTAACGGTAAGCACTGTGCCAGAGTAGGAAGTGACTACTACCAACTCTTCCGATGCGGTGTTGTAATCAAGGGCAAGTACAAAGGGATTACCGCTAGAAGGGTAACCAACTGGCGAGGCAGAGAGCGTAATGCTGGTAGCACCACTGGTGATGTTTGAGGCGACAGTGTTGTCTACAGCCGTTGCTGAATAATAACGTGTCATATCGGTCCTTTAACTTGTGTAGTGCGTGCGTGGAGGGAATTGTTCTTGCAAACGTCGCACTTCAATCATGAGCCGTTGCTGGTATTGCTGTTGAATTACACGTCCGACATTGCCAGCGGTGCCAACAGGATCGTTGGTGCGCAAAGCATCACTTTCAGCGGAAGTTGCTGGTAGTCGTCCAAAGTCAAGATACATGGCAGAGCGATAAGCGGCGCCAAGAATAATTACTTCACGCGCTGAATCGGGTAAGCCAGTAACTGTTGAAAAATCATCTTGGTCGTATTGAAGCGTAGTTGGCTTCTTTGTGTAGGTAACCATCACGGTACGCCCTGGGATAATTCCCTCACGGATGGATACTGTCTTTCCACTGTTCCACGTTAATGGGTTTGCCATGCGGTCAATGCGGTAGTGGCGAATTGGTAGCCATTCTTTAGATGGCCCAATGGTCTGCCAAGATATTCCAAGAATATCAATCGCTTCTTGTGGAAGCGTATACGTTGTTACCGCTGCCTGAAAGGGAAATGTGGTGTAGTAAGTGCCGAACAAATCTGGGTAGACGCCATCAATAGCGAGGTTGATATTACGTCGAATTACAGATCGCGGAAAGGAAGGCGCGATCGTAACACGGCTACCGCTGACATGTGGCACTGCCACAGTATCTCGGAAACCTCTGCCATAACTAGGAATCGTAGCCGTATTTGTGGTACGGTCAAATGAATCTACCCAGATTAGTTCATCGTCAATTTCAACCAAGCCACGCGTTAATACCGTTCCATCGTTTACAACAAATGTTAAATCCGTCGTTCCCATAGGAGATGGTAGAAATGTCGCTTGATCTTGTAAGCCAGTGTAGCCATTAAGGGCTAACTGCGTTTCGCCGATGACGTCAATAAATGCCGTCACGATGCAATCCTCGCTGCCGCTTCGGCTTCCCCGATACCGTAGGTACCCGCAAGAAGATTAAGGCAACCAGGTGTATCTTGGTAATAATTAACCCCACCGTTGCGATAAGCATAAATTTGGTTAAGGGCGTCAATCCCACGTGAAGGCTTTTTGCCCGTCACGTTATAGCACCAGATAACGGCAGCACCATTAAAATCATATTGTGGTACACCATTAACAATGGTGCCAGCAAGGCGATTTAAATGATATACCGTTGATAATCCGCCATAGTTCGACATGTGTTATCCTTTCGTGGGTGACTTAATTACTTATTCTTTGTTCCGCCGACGCCTTCGTACTGTCCGTATGGTGTCTTAGTTGGCTTGCCGTCTAACTTGTCTGAGGCTTTGCCGATCATGTTGCTTGAGCAACCGCAGGAATCGCACATATTACTTTCCCTTAACTTTCTTTAGATTTGGATTTGCCTTCTTCGCTGCAGGGCTGGCCTTGCGAGTAGCAGAGGCAAGAATCGCTCCTGCATTCTTCATAGGCACGCCCTCTTTTTTAGCAATGGATTTCTGCGCAGCAGCAAATCCCATTTTCTTTTTAGCCGCCATTATATCTGTCCCGTCTCTTTCATTACCGTAGCGGTGCGCTTGGTAATCTGTGTTGCTGCTGGCATTGACTCAGCGTTATATGCAACGCCCAGTTTGTCACTTGCAGCCTTTGCTTCATTAACTGCCTTCATGGTTGTACCCGCTGGTTGAATGCCTTGTGAGCGAGCATCGGCATAAGCGTCTAGTTCTCCAACCCACTTTTTGTTAGTCATGGATTCACTACGCCCAGCATCGCCAGTGTTTAATTCAAGTGTGATAATCTTGCAAGCAAAGCAACCTTCGACGTAAGCCTCATGGCTGTAATGTTCCGATGGAGCCTCGATATAGATAAATGGCTTATCGCTTACTTCATTACAATTAATACAACCATAAGCCGTAGGGATTGATTCATACTTTGCGTTTAGTCCCCAGGCTGTTATTTTGCTTA